AGATGGCATGGAGCAAAAACTAGATGTAGTTGATGAAAAAGTAGCTGGTCAAATACAAGCGATTGAAGAACGACTTGGTACAAAACTTGATTCCCAACACGGCATTTTGGTAGCTTTAATAGACAGAATACGTAGCCTTGATAATGAGATTATTAGACAAGATACGTTAATAAAAACTATACTAGGAGTACCACAACTTATAGATAGTAATAAAATAGCAAAGGCTGACAGAGATGACCAAAGAAAAGATTGATAAAGAAGAATTAGAAAGATATAGACTTATGATAACTATAGTTTTTATAGGTTTTGTATTATTTTTTGGAATTATTGCTGTAAATTTAAAAGCAGATACTATAACTCATAAATTTAAAAATCCTTCGTTTAGTGGTATTAATACTTCATCACATTATTTAACTATTGAAAACCAAGAATTTAATAGAAAAATGAGTATTAAAGAAGAACTAAAAGCGATACAAGACCAAATAGAAAGAGATAAAGAAAATACTACACTAGCTAGATTTATTAGGAATCTTGAATCAAGAATTTATGCACAATTATCAAGACAGTTAGTTGAAAATTTATTTGGGGAAACACCAAGCACAGAGGGAACTTTAACACTTGAGGGAAACACTATTCAATATAGTATTGAAGATGGCGTTATCACTCTAATTATTACGGATGAAAACGGTAATGTTACAGAAATACAGCTTCCTATTGGCGATTTTTCTTTCTAGTTGTAGTTTAGCTCCAGTAGATACTAATTTACAAAAAGGTAAAACCTTACCTAGTATTTTACAAATACAATCTGAAGAATTATTTAATGTATCACAACCTAAAATACCTATAGTTGTAGCAGTATATCCTAATAGTTTTACTGACCAAACAGGGCAAAGAAAAAGCAACAGTGAGTTTGCTTTATTTTCTACAGCGCTGACACAAGCTCCCAGTCATTTATTAATTAGAAGTTTAAAACATACAGCAAATGGTAAGTTCTTTAGAGTAGCTGAAAGAGTTGGGTTAGATAACCTAACTAAAGAAAGACAGCTTATACGCTCTGCAAGAGAACAAAATGAAGCAATAGATGGTAAAAAACCTATCATGCCTTTATTGTTTGCAGGTGTACTTATGGAAGGTGCTGTAATTGGATATGACACAAATATAAAAAGTGGTGGTATAGGTGCTAGATATTTAGGTATTGGAACAAGCAAACAATACCGAGTAGACAATATAACAGTTGCACTTCGTATGGTTTCTATTGCTACAGGCGAAGTTTTAATAGATGTTTTGGTTAGTAAACAAGTGTTTAGTTATGGACAATCACAAGATGTTTTTAGATTCATAGAGGCGGGAACAGAACTTGTAGAAATTGAAATGGGAGATGCTGAAAACGAACCTGCTACATTAGCTTTACAAAGGGCAATTGAACAAGCAGTTTTGGAAATAGTAAAAATAGGTTATGATAAAGGTTTTTGGGAGATAAAAAATGAATCAATTAAGATTGATAAGCCTGATTGTGATGCTGACTGCATTGACAACATACGGGGCTGATAACGAAATAAGTGTCGAACAAAGTGGCGCTACTGCTAATATTGACTTAGAGCAACTAGGTTCTGGAAATATAATTGGCGGTCTAAACTCTGTTGCAGGAACATTAACTGCATTAGATTTGGATGGAGCAACTATGACATTAGATATTAACCAAATTGGTGATTCTAATAAGTTTTTAGGTGACATACTTGGTGATACTGTTACAGGATTTTTTGAATTTGATGGAGATAGTAATACTTTTACTATACAAGGCGACCCAACAAATACTTATGGTATTGATAGTTCAAACTATAACGTTGATGTTACAGGTAGTACCAACACATTTACATTAGACCACGGTACAAGTGCTTTAGCTGCTACTCTTGATTTGGATTGGATAATACAGGGTGATGGTAACACTTTTGACTTTGATATTAATTATGATGGCGCTACTAACTATGTTGATGTTGATGGTGACAGTAATACTTTAAATTTTACTGGGTCTGGTTATGCCGGAGGTTATTTTTACTTAGACCAAACTGGTAACAGCAGAACCTTTAACATAACACAATCAAGCACATTAGATAATGACTGGCTTAAAATTATATCTATCGGTAATAGTGGTACTGTTTGCGTCATTCAAAACGACCAAGGTACAAGCACAAGCTGTTGATATTGGGGATATATCAGAACTAAACGGTACAGCTCAAATTGTCCGGGATAAGCCGTATGAAGCAGATTTAAAATTTGCTATTCAAAGTAATGATGAGGCCATAACTAAAAATGGCCGTATGGCTATTACGTTTCTTGATAAATCTACAGTAAAACTAACAGAACATAGTCAATTATTAATTGACGAATATATTTACGACCCAGACCCAAGTAAAGCAAAAATGGCCCTTACTTTTGGGCTAGGTACAGCTAGGTTTATTACAGGCAATTTAAACCGTATAGACAAACAAAACATTACACTCAAGACACCTACGGCTAACATAGCAATACGTGGAACTGATTTTACGGCTACAGTTGATGAACTAGGGCGTAGCCTTATTATATTGCTACCAGACGCTCTAGGGCTTTCTAGTGGAGAAATAGAGGTAGTTACAGCTACAGGTAGTGTTTTACTTAACAAACCATATCAAGCTACTACTGTAGATGTGTTTGAAAATGCTCCTTCTAAACCTGTAATATTAGATTTGACGCTAGATATTATTGATAATATGTTAATTGTTTCACCTCCAAAAGAAGACGATTTGACGCAAGATGAAACCACAAGCACCAAAACAGTAAATTTATTAGATTTTAACGACCTTGATATTGATTATTTAGCAGAAGATTTTTTAGAAGATAAGAGTTTAGAATTTACTGAGTTAGATATAAATTATCTTGATATAAATTTTTTAGAAGATTTATTAGATGTGTTAGATGCTTTAGCTGTTGAAAAAGAAGAAGACCAGCTTGTTGCAACTACTGGGGTAAACATAACAGGAACAATAATTGGCCAGGATGCAAATACACAAATAACCACTATTGTTACAGGTCAAACAATAAGTTTGAGAAGAAACGTAAGTGAATCTGTAAGACTAGATTTAGATACAGGGAGTGGTTATACAGTTATACTTATACAGGATGGAGTTTCTAATATCGTAAAAATTAATGGTGGGGGGGATTCTGTAATAACTATAAGGCAGAGTGATTAAATGAAGAGACTATTATTACCTATACTTATATTATTAAGTTTACCATTATTGTTTCAAAGCACGCCTACAGAAATATTAAAACTTAAAACTTTTGATATTTTTATCAAAACACCAGAGGCATCAGGAAATTTTGTAATACTAAACATTACAGAAGAGGATGTAGAACGTGAAGGGGGATGGCCTTTACCTAGACAAAGATTAGCAGATATACAATTAGAAATATTAGGTAAAGGTGCTTTAGGCGTAGGTTGGGTTATATCTTTTCCACAAGCAGATAGAATGGGAGGAGATGCAAGATTTGCTAGTTCGTTAGGTTATGCTCCAAGTGTTATAGCTACGTTTGAAAACGGCAAAGGCGTATATCCTAAAACCACAGGTACGGTTATTAAAGGTCCGGATGTTGGCGGTTTGCAATCAACAGGAATAAAACAAAATTATTCTGCTTATGATAAAGTTATACAGGGTGTTGCGATAGCACCAACAGAAGTTGACCAATTAGTAAGGCGGATTCCTCTAATTTTAAAAACCCCTACTGGTTGGTCAGCCTCATTCGGTACACAAGTTCTTAAAACACTAACAAATACACCAACATATATACTCACAACGAATGAAAATGGTATACAAGAAATAGCTGTTAGAGGTTTGCCACCAGTTAAAACAGACAGTTTAGGTCGTAAATGGATAAGCTGGGTAAAAACAGAAGAAACTGATTTACAAGAAATGAACGTTAATGGTAAGTTTGTTTTTGTAGGTGTTACTGCAAATGGTGTAATGCCACAAATAGCTACGCCTGTAGGTTTGCTAGAACCGCATAAAATTCAAGCTGCATTAGCAGAATCAATTTTAATACAAAACTCACCAACTGTTCCAGATTGGGGTCTATCATTAGAATTAGCTATTTTTTTATTTTTTGTAAGCCTGTCGTGGCTTGTGTTGCATTATTTAGGTATTACCTATGGTGTAAGTATGGGTATTTTTCTAATGTTTTGTGTGGGGTTTGGCGGTAATACTTTAATACAAAGTGGCTATCTTATTGATGTTACATGGACATTAATTTCACAATTTATTACAAGTGCAATAGCTTTTTATTTAAGATTTAGAGAACAATTTAAACTTAGATTACAAATTAAAAAACAATTTGAGCATTATCTTGACCCAAGACAAGTTAAAAAATTACAAGATAACCCTGATTCTTTAGTTCTTGGTGGAGAGCGCAGATATTGCACGTTTCTTTTTACTGACGTAAGAGGCTTTACTGCTATGTCTGAAAAATTAGAACCTGAAGAAGTAACTAAAATTATGAATAAAGCTCTTACAATACAAGCTGACGCAGTTAAAAAATATGGCGGCATGGTAGACAAATATATTGGTGATGCCATGATGGCTATTTTTAATGCTCCAATAGACTTACCAAATCACGAAACTGTAGCTGTATTATGTGCTGAAGAAATACAAGAGAATATCAAAAAAGCTAATCTTGGTGTAGAGATAGGTATAGGAGTTAATAGTGGATATGCTGTTGTAGGCAATATGGGAAGTGAAACTAGGTTTGATTATACTGCTATAGGTGATGCAGTAAACCTTGCTGCTAGGCTTGAAAGTTCTACTAAGGAAGTTGGAGAAGATATTGTTATAGGTTATGATACTATTCATGTAAAAAACTTTAGTAATCAAATTATACTGAGAGAGCTAAAAAGCATATATGTTAAAGGTAAAGAAAAACCTATAAATATTTATACAATAATAGCAGATGGTTAATAAAAAAATGACAGCAGAGGATGTAGCAGAAAGACTTACAAAGTTGGAAACAATTTCACATGAACGTTGGAAGACTGCTTTTAACGAATTTTCTGACATCAAACAAGAAATAACTTATATAAATACAACTATAAAAGCAGCTACCTTTGGCGTTTTTGGATTTATTGGTGCAATAGGAATAGCTGTATTAACGAGGTTTTTAATATGAAAGCATTATTTAAAAATATAGTAGGAGCGGTAGCACCCACTTTAGGCACAGCATTAGGCGGCCCTATGGGTGGAATGGCTGCAAACATGATTTCTGAAGTTTTAGGCGTGCCTAATAACCAAAAATCTATAGAAACAGCTATACAAAATGCTACGCCTGAACAAATGTTAGAACTAAAAAAAGCTGAAAAACAGTTTGAAATACAAATGAAAGAACTTGACGTTGATATATTTGAATTAGAAGTAGCTGATAAACAAAACGCAAGAGGAATGTTTAGCAAAGATTGGACCGCAAGAATTATTGGTTTGTTTACTATAGGTGGTTTTCTGGGGTATATATTTTTAGTTACCTTACAACCGCCAGAACAAAATTCTGAAGCACTTATTAATTTAGTGTTGGGTTATCTTGGAGGATTGGCAAGTGCAATTATTTCGTTTTATTTCGGAGCATCTCACACCAGCGACAAAGGAGAATAATATGAATATATCGCAAGAGGGTTTATCACTCATTAAAAAGTTTGAGGGTTGTGAGCTTGAAGCTTACAAATGTGCAGCAGGAGTTTGGACAATAGGTTATGGCTCAACTAAAAATGTAAAAGAAGGCGATACTATTACCCAAGAAGAAGCTGATGAGTTGTTATTACACGAAATGGAAGAATACGAAGGCTATATAAATGATATGGTTGATAAAAATTTAAAACAAAACGAATTTGATGCTATGGTTTCATGGGTATTTAATCTTGGTCCAGCTAACTTAAAAAATTCAACTTTATTAAAGGTGTTAAATAGTTCACATCCAGATTGGAATGATATTCCTGCACAAATAAAAAGATGGAATAAAGCTGGTGGTAAAGTTTTACAAGGTTTAGTTAGAAGGCGAGAAGCAGAAGCTTTGTTGTTTGAAGGCAAAGAATGGCATGAGGTCTAAAAATGCCTTTAAATAAATTTATTTTTAAACCAGGCATAAATAGAGAAGGAACGTCTTATGATAATTCTGGGGGTTGGTTTGATGTAAATTTAGTTAGATTTAGAAAAGGAAGACCTGAAAAATTTGGGGGTTGGGCTAAAGAAACTTCCAATACCTATTTAGGCAAAGCTAGAGCTTTGCATAGTTGGAACTCATTAGAGGGTAGCAAATATTTAGGATTAGGTACAACTTTAAAATACTACATTAAAGAAGGTGATGCGTTTTCAGATGTAACTCCAATTAGGTTAACGACTTCTGCTGGTGATGTTACTTTCGCCAAAGAAGCTAATAGTGACGCTACTATTAATGTAACTGATACTGCACACGGAGCTGTTAAAAACGATTTTGTAACATTTAGTGGAGCATCTTCTTTAGGAGGTAATATCACTGCTGCGGTATTAAATCAAGAATATCAAGTAGCATCAGTCGTAAATGCTAATACTTACACTATAGAAGCTAAAGATACTTCTGGCGCTACTGTATTAGCTAACTCTTCTGATAGTGGTAACGGCGGTTCATCTGTCGTTGGAACATATCAAATAAATGTAGGTTTAGATGATTTTGTTACATCGACAGGTTGGGGTGCAGGAGCTTGGGGTGAAGGCTCTTTTGGCTCATCTACAGCATTGTCTGCCACCAATCAGTTAAGATTATGGACACATGACAATTTTGGCGAAAATTTAATAATAAATCCTAGAGCTGGCGGTATTTATAGGTGGGTTGAAAATAATGGTTTGACAACAAGAGCATTAGAACTATCTCAAATTAGTGGCGCTAATTTAGTACCTACCAAAGCATTACAAGTAATTACATCAGAAATTGACAGACACTTAATAGTTTTGGGGGCTGACCCTATATCATCTGGTTCAAGAACAGGAACAGTAGACCCTATGTTAATTGCTTTTAGTGACCAAGAAAATGAATTGGAATTTGAATCTTTAATTACAAATACTGCTGGAAGTTTAAGACTATCTTCAGGTTCTTCAATAATAGGTGCTACAAAATCAAGACAAGAAATTTTGATTTGGACAGATACTGCTTTATATAGTATGCAGTTTGTTGGACCACCTTTTACTTTTGCGGTAAATTTAATTAATGAAGGAACTGGGTTAATAGGTCCGAAAGCTGCTGTTACTACAGCCTCTGCAATTTATTGGATGTCATCAACAAATTTTTATACATATAACGGTTCTGTAAAAAAAATACCTTGTTCAGTACATAATTATGTTTATGGAGATATAAATTTTTCACAATCTTTTAAATTCCACGGCTTTTCTATAACTGAAAAATCAGAAGTTGGTTGGTTTTATTGCTCATCTTCAGCTTCTGAAATAGATAGATACGTTATTTATAATTATCAAGATAACATATGGTATTACGGACAGCTTGAAAGACATGCTTGGCTTGATACTGGTATTGAAGATTATCCTAGAGCAACTTTTAATAATTACCTGTTTCAACAAGAAACAGGTTTTAACAATGACGGAAGTCCTATGACAGGAGTTTTTATAGAAAGTTCAGACATTGAATTATCTGAAGGCAATCAATTTACATACATACAAAGAATGTTTCCTGATTTTAAATTTTTATCAAATGAAAACGGCGGTAAAGTAAATGTAGTAATAAAAACTAGAAACAATCCAGGTGAATCTTTATCAGTAAACTCTACAAATTCAATAGCTTCTACTACAGGACAAGTAAATTTAAGAGCAAGAACAAGACAAGCAGTTATAAGAGTTGAGTCAGATGACGATGATGTAAATGGTAATGACAGTGTAGGTTGGAGACTAGGAGCTACTAGATTAGATATTAAATCTGACGGACGTAGATAATGGCCAAACTTTTACCTACAAGCTTGCCATTTGCGCAAAACGAAGTAACTGGGGAAATTTTTAATAGATTAGTTCGTATAATTGAGTTAAACTTAGGACAGTTTGACCCAAATCGAACACCGCAATTCAATGAAACAGAGATTGCGCAATTAAACTTTTTAGAGGGTGATGTGATTTGGAATACTACTGCGGAAGTATTGCAAGTTTACCTAGGAAATAAATGGTTACAACTACATGTTCCTAATAACCCTAATAATGGTTTTGAAGCTACGGCTTCTTTAGGCGCTGTTTCTGTTATTAACAAAGGTGATATAACAGTAAATATAACGGTAGCCTAGTAATTTAGGAATATTTATATGTTAGCTAAAAAAGAAATTAATGATGAATATAAGTTAAAAAACATCATACTTGGCTATCCATCTGATTGGTTTGTAAATAAAAAAACTTTAAATTTAGCAAAAAAATCTTTCT